GACATTAACGCCCGCACCAGGATAAGCACCGTCAAAGACTATGGAGTTTTCCATTAAAAATCCGGGAGGTTTTGCGAATTACATAACAAATTTCACCATCATATTCACGTCCTATAAAATGCTCACATTTGCTATAATCCATATAGTTATTACCGCAAATAGAACATTCGTAAGTATCAGCACCCCAACCAATAGAGGTATCAAAGAATGTCCCGTCCTGAATACTGGCAATAATCGCATCTGTGCTTATACCGTCAATTTCCTTACCCCTAACAATGTAATGATCTGCAAACAAAGCCCATTCCTCACCCTCAATATCGCTCTTTTTAAGTTGAGCATCGAAAGTTCTACCGTAAGCAATGGCAGGTTTGGGCCTACCGAAGAATCCCGCCCATGAATGGTCAAGCAGAAGGCTTACTCCGGCTTGTGCATCTTTTTTGAACACGTTCAGCAGGGATTTATGAATTTGTATATATCTATCCGGGATAACCATATCTCCTACCAGCTTGTCAGGAAAAACAAAAACTTGCTCAGGCTGTAATTCTACCTTTGCAAGTCTGTTTATCATTTCCATTTGTTTACTTGTAGGAACACCAAATTGTTTAGCTAAAGTTTCCCCTCTCATTTCTTCTGCACTATCATCATCGTCATCTTGAAATCTGCTCATCTGTCTTTGTGCTACCCTTCTTACGGCAGGTTTATCGTCTTCAGGAATATCGCTACCTTCTATTCTCGCCAAAGCATTCTGAACAGCATTCCGGACAACATGAGGCTCACCGTCAATAATATCGCAATAAGGAAACTTGAATTGTCCGAAATCGCTCAACTCTCCTGATTCGTGCCAGAAAAATACTTTACGGTATTTCTGCCAGTCCATTTGTTCCTTGTCGCCACTGCCATCCCTTGAAGCCCACCTACGTAGTCTTGGAACAGCAGCATTTTTATCCCATGTTCTATCACGTGGAGCTAAAGGAAAATCATGATATTGTTCAGCAGGCAATTATTTCACCCCCTTTCAAAATTCATTTCCTTTCTTCTTCTCCTTCTGTCATGTTCTTCAATACCATACCCACAATAAAAACAAGGATTTCCTTTAACCCCCAAATCCTTAACCTTTCTGCCACAAATAGGACACTTTCTTTCTAGATAAGGATTCTTCTGGTAGTCTATCCTTGCGTTTGTCGTAATCTCCATGCAAACCATCTCCTGCACTAAATGATACCCTTACTCTATCAGAGTCGGGTTCTCCTACAGCCTCTTCAACATCTATAACCTCAGAGGCCGCTTTGTTGCCATCGCACCAACCCATAAGCTGTGCAATAACCCAAAACTCCTGCTCCATAAGTTTAACCTTTAACCTTTGCTCTTCGTTTTGCCAATCAACTTTATTGTGAGTAAAAACGGGTTTGCCCTGTATCCCTTTCACCCTCAGCCATAAACGTGCAACTTCTTCGATTAACCTCTTGCTGCCTCTTTGGATAGAAGTAATGCCGTTACAGAAGATAAGGAATTGAATAGAACCCCATGATTCTGTAATGCCCTGGTTGCGATTCATAAAGATTGACATTTGCTTTGCACCACTAAGAGTTTGTATATCAACAAGCTCAGCAATAGCTCTTACGTCAAGAGAACGATTAGCATTAGCCCCCTGCGTCATGTTTATGGTAACATCGTCATAGTGAATATAATCAGAATCGGGTTTTTGGTTACGGAACCCCTCTTCAATTTGTTTAAAAATATTATTATAATATTCTAATTGTTTGATAGCATTGACTTTATATTCAGCGGGCATAGTTTTAGCAATTGCTTCCCTGTCGATGGAAATGTCATTCCGGGGCCAGCCCTGCCTGTGAAGAACAACCTGCAAATCTTGAAGTATCTGCATTTGAAAATCTATAGCCTGTAGAACAGGAGTTAAAAGCAAATTACCTCTCGGATCATCAGGATCGGGATCAGTTGGAACCCAAAAAAGTTTGCCTTTCCTTCTCAAGCGAAACCTTTTGCGTTAATTGGTATTGGTAAGGTATCCACACTTTTTTCTTGCTACCGTCTATCTCCCTTTCCTCAAGCTCCCAATGGATTGTTTGAGGGACAATGGGATGAATATCTACAATATCCGTCCTCGTGGAATTAACTTCTGCTTCTATTGCCTGACCACCACGCATAAAAGCCATCTGGTGAAGTATGTCAATCAATCCGTCAAGTCCGGCATTAGAAATTTCATTGATTCTGGAAGCAAATTCTCTCCATCTTGCTTCAGCATCATTATTTCTTTTGCTGTCGCTTCCCAATTCATAAATTTTCATCTCATGCCCCATATTAGAAAGCCTGACGAAATTCCATACCGCCATTGAAACATCGGGATTGACTTTGCGTAAAAAATCTATAGCATCTGATTGTTCCCTGTAAGTTCGCAAAGTATCAAGAACATTAGAGGTTATAGAACGAAAAGGGGATAAAGTGCCATGAGTATTTATTCCTGCTACGCTTTGCCTTCCTGTAGGTATAGGATCAGCTCTGCTTCTGCCTCTTTGGAAAATTTTATTCCAAAATGCCAAGTAATCACCGCCTTTCTTACCATCCTTTCGGCGTATCTCCTGCATCAATGTAACCGATATAATCGCAATCTTCGCAAATCCAGATTAAATCGCCAACTACCCCATCCTCTTCTATCCTTGTAATTTTATCAATAATTACTCTTCGAGAATCGCAAATTCGGCAGCTATATTGCTTTCTTCTGCCTGCCATTTTTTTCTACCCACCCTACTTTGAGCTAAACAGTAAACTAAATAAGGTTCTGAAAGTTCGCTCCCAAATCTTTTAGCCCATTCTTTCCCCGCAGTCCCAGTTTCAATTACCTTTAATCCTGCCTCTTCGTGCAATTTTGCAAGTGATTCTTCAGTAAAATCCGATTCGTTTTTCCATTCTGCATTTGTTTTCTTCTTAGCGTTTTTATAAGCAAGGCAGTTAGTGTTAGGAACATAATTAAGCACAAAAGCATTACTTACGCTTGCCATAGCTTTTAATATGTCAATGGCATCCTCTACGGAATAATGTTCAAGTAAGCCAGAGCTAAAAACAAGATCGTATTTCTTTCCACTCTTGAAATCCCGTATATCGCATTTTTTAACATCTTCACGCTTAGGGTTAAGATCTATACCGTCCGCATTAACAGCATCTTTCAATTCTCCTGAATAACACCCTACTTCAAGGGCAGAATTAATAACTCCTAAACTGCTAACATACTGCTTGAATTCTTTAATAAACTCTGGACAATTAAAGCTCATTTGCCAACCTCCTTAAAATTTCCGCTATCGTCTTGCCGCTTTTACCGTTAAATTCAGCAGGACAAACACCTTCCATGAATTCCTTCACATCATCCGTTACACCTTTTTCCAATGCTTTCAAGCAGATGGTGAAAGTCTTGCCCTCATAATTAACCCCCAAACCCTTGAATTAATCTTCTCCAACGTTCCCGCCATAATGAAATATCAAAACATTGCTTTGCTATCTCCCGGTTTCTTTCGCCCATTACCTGCCTTACATCTTCGTTTTTGGCAAGGAAGTCTATGCACTCCCCTAAGCCGCCATAGTGAGGATCATAAATCAAGGCATTGTAGTTGGGAATAACGGCATCACCTAAACCGCCAACAGGAGTAGTAACAACGGGCAGGCCACAGGACATTGATTCCAAAAGGCTCAAACTAAGCCCTTCTGCCGCTTTTGTCGGCACTACCGATATATCTGCCTGCTGGTAAACTTCGGGCATTTCTTCCATTGGTTTCCAGATGAATTTGATGTTCTTTTTCGTATTGCCCCAGGCGCTTGTGGATTGTTCTATTCTCTCATCCCCTGCTTGTCCTACTGCAAGGTATTGATAGTCAGGGTATTGTTGACTCGCCTTGATTAAATCGTTACAACCCCTTAAAATAGTCAATCTCCGGGGATAGAGGACGTTAATACCTTCCCATGTTTTTTCTTTGGCCGGGGTGAAGGCTTCAGTGTCAACGAAGTTATAAATAATATTGATTTTCCGTTCTGCACCGGGTTGTATAGCTGCTATTACTTTTCTTACATTGCTATCTACTGCTACACAAACGTCAGGTTCGGTAAAACCAAATAACTGTTTCCGCATGAATTCTGCCTTATCTTCGGGTCTGGCATTGGCAATATAATGAGCATGATAATCCCAAAATATGCCATGAGAGATTGAAATTGAATTATTAGGCACAAACGGGTAGCAGAGGAACGTGGCAAAAAAGATAACAAGGTCATAGTGTATCGCCACTTCGTTAAAAATCATGTTCAACCTCGGGTTAGTGCTTTGTGTCCAGTAATTATCTGTCCCCGAAAGGCAAATAACAGGAATCCCTCTAAAATTCTTTTGAATATTGCCGGATTGAACTCGGACTTTTTTACTGTCAATTTCAACAGTTTGATTGAGACTTTGATAAACATCAACTTCATGGCCCATAGATTGAAGGAGCTTGCAAAGTTCAAATATATATCTTTCAGCTCCTCCAAAAATGATTCTGTCCTCGCCCTGTATCTCTTTTGTTTCCCGATAAAACAGCGAAGTTAAAATGCCGATTTTCACAAGCAATACCTCCTATAATTTTTTGCCCCCTTAAATAAAATTGCAGCAGCAAAGCCCTTGAGCCGGAGGCGTAACCCAAGGGCTTTTTTAGGTCTGCTGCAAAAATTTGAAACTTATTTTGTTTTTACCATATACGCAGGCTTATTTGTCTGAACGCTTGAAAGTAAACCAAGGAAAGGTAAGGTTAATTCGGGAATATTATAATCCTTATAGGCCAACATACAGGCTGTTACAAGGTCATCGTTTTTATGGCTTGTAGAAGCCGAATACTGAATATTCCCTCCCTTTGTAATTTTATACTGATAATCTTTTAACTCCGCAACTAAAGGAGGAAAATTCGGATAACAGATCAATTTCTGTTCTATAAGCATGGCTAAATGATTAACCATTTTTTCTTTTTCAGCATTAGTAAAAAATACAGGCTCTACAGTTACTCCTCTTTGTGCTAATGCTTCAGGCAAAGCTTCACCTAACCCTGTTCTGTCCATAACCACTGTTGCATAATTATATTGCCTCGACAAAAGGGCAATTTCATCTATCTGTCTCGTCCAAGGCTTACCTGTCCATTGCAACACTCTTACGCATTCGCCTTTGCTGTTTCTAATAACAACGCCGGAAAAGTCAACACTTCGGGCAGGGTCATAGCCTATAACATAAGTTTCTCCTGGTTCGGGTTCGCTTGAGCCGTTAAAGGTAGCACAAGCCTCAGCACCAGGAAATACGCTGTTACCTTCGTCCAAAAATTCGGCCATGATCTCCTGGCGATAAATTCTCTCAGGGTAACGTTTCTTAATGCTGTCGAGGTATTTTTTGTCTTTCCGGGTAAGATAAGGATTCGCCCAGCTTGAGAATTGCCAACTTTCCCAGTTTTCATCATAAAGAGGGTCGCCTTTTTGGCCCCAACGGAACATTGTTTTAAAAAAACCAGACCCCTTTGGTGTGGAATTTATGATGGCTATACCACCCTTACCGCCTGGGCCTCTGCCTGGAGACATTAAACGAGTTTCAAGGTTAGTCCAAACTTCATCTAATCTCGGAATTCTCGCTGCTTCAGTAATCCATACCATATCAAGGCCGACACCGACAAGCATATCGGGATCATCAGCACTTCTTACCTCAATCAATCCCCCACCAGCAGTTTCAATCATCTGGTCTGATTCCCATTTCTGAATAATCCATTCACGGGGGAAATACGCTTTTAACTCCATCCATACCTGCCTTGACATTTTGTAAACAGGGGCAATAATCCACGCATGAACTCTTGGGACTAATTCAGGGCCTCTATCTTCTGATAGCATTTCGGCAAATTTTTGTATAAATTCCATAACGGAGCAACGGTCTTTCCCAAAACGCGCGCCACAAGCGAGTACCTTAAACCTTGCTTTGCTTGCATGAATCAATTTCTGTTTTTCATGCGGTTCATAAGTAATTGTAGCCTTACTTATATTCTGCGTCCCCTTTGCCACTTTCCCTGCATGAGACAACCTGCACTTTCCGCATGTCTTAAATTTTGTGAAGCATTTTCTTTCGGGAACCCATACTTGATTAAATGCTTCTCCACATTTCTCACAAATAGAAACAGCCCCGGCAAGGGACTGATCTTTTCGGATTCTATTCGCTTTTCTTTCGTGTCTATTTTTGAATTGCTCCGTCATGACATCACCTGAAAATATTCTAAACTCAATTGTTGTATGTGTTCAGCTATACGTTTTCTTGCAATATCAACATATTTCTTTTCTTTTTCAATGCCAATAAAAAACCGCCCTGTGTTTAGGCGGCTAT